CCACCCCCTATAAATATAACATATGGTTTGGATAAGTTAAATATAAAAGTTGATGAAATTTCTTTATCATCAACTTTTCTTTTTATTTTTATTTTTCTTTTATTATTATTTACAATATCACCAATTGTTATTGGTAAATCTATTTTAATATTATTTTTATTATTTTTTTGAAAAGAAAATGGTAATGAATAAAAATATTCTGCTACAGTTTCATCATATGTATCTACATCGGACTCAGAACAATTTATAATATTATTAAATTCTTTTCGTGGGACTTTTCCTTTTTTAAATAAATCTAATAATTCATTAATATCCAATGTATTAAAAAAATTAATAATATTATGTTGTATATATTCAATATCTGTTTTTTCTAAATTTATTCCATATTTTTTTAACTCATTAATATTTAATTTATCATTTATAATTTTTTCTAAAATTTCAACAAATGATAATTTTTCACTTTGATTCATTTTTTGATATTCTTGTCTAGTTTTATCATTGCTTAAAATTTCATATGCAGATTGTATTTTTTGAAATTTTTCACTAGCATTAGGAGCTTTATTTTTATCAGGATGATAAAGTTTAACTAATCTATGATATGATTTTTTAATTTCATTTTCTGTAGCTGTAGATTTTATTTCTAATATTTCATATAAATCCATTTTATAATTTATATAAAGTTTATTCTTTATATTATATATATATGAATAATAATATTTTTATTAAACTTAATAAAAATAAATATAATCCAGATATTGAATCTAAACTAGATAATATAACCTCTGAACGTACTCAAACTAAATTTAATTTAAGTAAAACAATATATAATCCAATTACAGGAATTATACCAGATAAATTAAATTCTCAAAATGATTTAGTTTTACAAAAAGATAATAATAATATTGATTTTAAATCATTAATATTAAATAAAGAAACTGAAAGAACACAACAAAATGAATTATATAAACCACAAAAAATAAAAGTTATTAATACAATACAAAATTCTAATAATACTAATAATCTAGTTATCAATACTAATTCTAATTCTAATACTAATAATAATAATAATACTAATTCTAATAATAATTGTGAATATATTAAAACATATAATGAATTAAAACATGGTATAATAATAAATAATAAATCTAATTCTAATCAAAATAATTATGATAATATATTATTAGGCCTTAAAGATTTAGGTATTATTAAATAATACACATATATTATATAAAATAAAATAAACTTTAGTTTAGTTTAGTTTAGTTTAATATTTTAGTTTAATTTTTATAAAAAATAAAATTCTTTATAAAATTAAATGGATGATAATAAAAATAATATAGATAAATATTATTCATCAATTGATAATAATAATATAAATAATATAAAAAATTTAATTAATTTATCATCTCAATCTGATATTAAAATTTTAAAAAAAAATAAAAAAAATAAAAAAAATTCAATATTAATGATAGGTAATTTAGCAAAATTAAAAAATGATGATAATATTATTATAGATAAAGAAAAATATATTGAATGTTATTCAAATTAATAACCTTATTTATTATAAGATAAAATAAAGTCTCTAATAGATTGTTCATCTTTACTACCACTATATTCAATTATATTATTATTAACTTGAAATAATAAAGTTGGAAATCCTTGAATATTATATTTTTTCATATCAGATTTATTATTTTCTGAATCAAATATTTTAAAATTAACATTTAAAGTAGAATCATTTGAAATTTTATTCCAAACTGGTAAAAAATTTTTACAATGTCCGCACCAATCAGCTTTAAATAATAATAAATTATTATTTGATGAATTTTCTTCCCCTCCTCCGGTCATTAGTTTATTTTTATTAAGTAAATACTTATTTTTATATTTTAAATATTTTAACTTAAAATCGTCTCCCATATATTTAGTATTAGATAAAAAAATTTATTAATATTTATAATGGAAAGTATTTATAGTATAAATAAATATATTATAATATTTATTTTAATAATAATATTAATTATTTTTAAATATTATTTATTATCAATAATAATAATAATAATAATTATTATATTATATAAAAAAAACGCAGATATTAATATTCAAGATACAACACCAAGTAATAATCAAAATACAACACTAAGTAATAATCAAAATACAACACAAAGTAATAATCAAAATACAACACAAAGTAATAATCAAAATACACTGTCAATTAATAATCAAAATACAACACAAAGTAATAATCAAAATACACTGTCAATTAATAATCAAGAGACAATACATATTAATAATAAAACAAATATAATATTAGACAATATATATAATAATAATAATAATAATAATAAAAATTTAAGAAATATAATAATGAATAATAATAAAACTATTTTTTAATTATTATAATGAATAATAATAAATACTAATCACATTTTTTATATGATAACCAGTATGCATTATTAAGTATATTAAGTAACTCATTTTCTGAATTTAATTTAGAAACATATCCATCATTAAATAAATACCATTTATCATCTGATTGCTTACCAACATATACATAATGACCACCATTTATATTACCATAATGAATTATAGCACCTATTAAAACCATTCCATGTCGCCATAAAATATTAATATTAATATGTTGTGATTGTTTTGATACACTATTTCCAATTTGTTTAAAACGTTTTAACCAAATAAATAAATAATTTGGCCATGCTATTACTTGATATCTTTTTGATGTAATTCTTTTTGTATTACATTTTTCACAAAAAACTTGATTTTCATCATTTAAAACTTCAGATGATTTAAAATTACGATATAAATCATCTAATGTTGAGCAATTTTGTTCTATATCTAAAATTAAAAAATTATTCTTTTCTTTATTATTAGTAATTTGTAGGCAATTATTATATTTACATTTAAGTCTAACATTTATATCAATTCCATAAATATTTTCAATCTCATTAGAATTAATATCTATTTTTTTAATCTCTTCATCTATTATATTTAAAAGACAAATAATAAATTCAGTAGAATCTTGTTGACCACATCCATTAAAAATTTGTTGTTTCTCTTCAACTATTCTTTTAATTTCAATTGGTGTAATTGAACTTGATTCATCATTATAATATTCTAATATTATAACACTAATTTTATTTAAAATTAATGATTGTTGTTTATATTTTAAAACTAATTTACATAATTCAACATTTTGTATTATCATTTGTAATCCTGCATTTAAATAACACGTATTACCCATATTATTAAAGCCTTTCATTATATATTATATATATATAAATACTTTTTATATATATTTTTATTAATTTATATAAAAATATTTATTAACTTAAAGTATACCTAATAATTATATTAAATGAAATTAGTTTAGAATTAATATAATTATTTAGATATAAAATAATTATCTATATTAATTAAATGTTAAATGGTTCTATGATTGAGCTAGTTTCAAAAAGTCAGTTAGATGAAGATATTACAGATAAAACTGATAAATCATCTATATTTAATTTTAATATTAATAATAAAAAAAATAAATATTCAAAATTAGATTTTATTTATTATCCTCAAGGTAAAGCAAATTGGAATACAACATCAAGATTTTATATAAAACATGATGGCGATTTATTATATGGATTATATTTAAAAATTAAACTTCCAAAAATATCAATTAAATATTTAAATATAATACCAGTACAAGATGAATTTGACTCTACTAGTCCATATCGTGTAAAATATGCTGATTATATTGGAAATGTTATGATTAAAAAAGTTAGCTTATATATTAATGACATATTAATTGATGAATTAGATGGAACTTATATGCAATTATATACAGATTTATATATATCAGATTGGAATAGAAAAGCTATGATTGGTCTAGATGATAATTTAAATAAACCAAAATTAAAAATGGATTCAGAATATATATATGTACCATTAAAATTTTGGTTTTGCGATACTACAAAACCTTTACCTATAATTGCATTACAATATTCTAATATATATATTGATATAACATTTAGAGATTTTAATGAATGTATTATGGTATTAGAAGAATATAACTCACATACATATCATTCAACTGCAACACATCAAATATTTCAAATTGAAGAAATATTTTTACAAGCTAATTTTTATTTAGTTGAAACAGAAGAACGAAAAAATATAGCAACTAGAGATTATGAATTATTAATTACACAAAATCAAATGAGAACAACTGATTTTACTTCAGGTATTTCATTAGATATTAATTTTAATCATGTTATTAAAGATTTAATTTTTTTTATTCAACCTTCTAGTAATAAAAAAAATGGAGAATTTTTTAATTTTTCAGCTAAAACAAAATATATTCCTCAACAATTAAAATCAACTATAGTTGGAAATAATAATGCATATCAATTATGGAATTTAGAACCAACTCGTCATTTATTAACACGTGCTCGTATTTTATTTAATGGTATTGAACGTATTGGATGGAGAGATCCTAAATATTTTTATTTAATGCAAAATCATGAAAATTATAGAAATACATTATATTCTTATATTTATATGTATTCATTTAATATTAATCCTACACAAAATAATAATTGGTCTGGTTGTAATTTTTCAAGAATAGATAACGCACAAATACAAATAAATATTGAGTCTAATCCTTTTATTATTAATGTAAATCCTTTAGTTACTTATCCAGTTGATAATACATATACATTATTGTGTTATGCTACTAATTTTAATATTTTAATTATTAAGAATGGTATTGCAGGATTAAAATATAATAATTAATTATAAAAATTATTATTTAAAAATATAATATATATTTATATATATGATTAATGCAAATAGTATAGACTTAATACTAGAAACTACTATAGACCCAGTAGTAGAACCTGTAGTAGAACCTATTGTAGAACCTATAGTAGAACCTGTTGTAGAACCTGTTGTAGAACCTATTGTTGAATCTGTTGTAGAACCTGTAGTAGAACCTATTGTAGAACCTATAGTAGAACCTGTTGTAGAACCTGTTGTAGAACCTATTGTTGAATCTGTTGTAGAACCTGTTGTAGAACCTATTGTTGAATCTGTTGTAGAACCTGTAGTAGAACCTGTTGTAGAACCTGTTGTAGAATCTGTTGTAGAATCTGTTGTAGAACCTGTTGTAGAACCTGTTGTAGAATCTGTTGTAGAACCTGTTGTAGAACCTGTTGTAGAACCTGTTGTAGAATCTGTTGTAGAACCTGGTGTAGAACCTATTGTTGAACCTATAGTAGACCCAGTAGTAGAATCTGTTGTTGAACCTGTAGTAGAATCTGTTGTAGAATCTGTTGTAGAATCTGTTGTTGAACCTGTAGTAGAACCTGTTGTAGAATCTGTTGTTGAACCTGTAGTAGAACCTGTTGTAGAACCTGTAGTAGAATCTGTTGTAGAACCTGTTGTAGAACCTGTTGTAGAACCTGTTGTAGAATCTGTTGTAGAACCTGTTGTAGAACCTATTGTTGAACCTATAGTAGACCCAGTAGTAGAATCTGTTGTTGAACCTGTAGTAGAACCTGTAGTAGAACCTGTTGTAGAATTTGTTATTGAACCTATAGTAGAACCTGTAGTAGAATCTGTTGTAGAATCTGTTGTTGAACCTGTAGTAGAACCTGTTGTAGAACCTGTAGTAGAATCTGTTGTTGAACCTGTTGTAGAACCTGTTGTAGAATCTGTTGTAGAATCTGTTGTTAAACCTGTTGTAGAACCTGTTGTAGAACCTGTAGTAGAATCTGTTGTAGAATCTGTTGTTGAACCTGTAGTAGAACCTGTTGTTGAACCTGTTGTAGAACCTGTTGTAGAAGAAGAAATTACTAAATTAAATGATTTTAATAATATATTTATTATATCAGAAAATAAAAATAATAATGAGTATGAAGATAAAAATTCATCATTAGTATCTAGTGATGAAATTTATAAAACATTGCCATTACCAATTAAAATAGATAATATTAAAGATATATTAAAAATATATAATGAATCAGAATTAATAAATTCTAAATCAGAAATTATAACAACTGAAATAAAAGAAATATTACAAAATAATAATACATTAGAAATAGATAATGAATTAATAAATTATGGTACGCCTATAAATTTATTAAATAATAATAGTGAAAATAATAATGAAGTTAAAAATGAAAATAATAATGAAGTTAAAAATAAATCAAAACAAATATTATTAAGAGCAAAATTTATGAGAAGAAAATAATTTAGTTAAAAATAAATTATAACTAAATAAATTATTTAATAATTAATTTAATTGGAGCATGGTCGCTACCTAATATATTTGTACATATACTAGATTCTTTAATTTTTTTATCTATTCTTGAATCAATTAGAAAGTAATCTATACG